GAATGGGCGCGTGAATCGCTGGAATGAAAAAATGTAAAGTATGCCGGTCAGATTTTGCGCCCACCAAGCCGCTGCAATCGGTGTGCTCTCCGTGGTGCGCCCTGTCGCTGGCTACTGCCAAGCGCGTCAAGGCTGACAAGGTGGCGCAGGTCAAGGACAGGCGCGAGACGAAGGCCAAGTTGGAAAGCCTCAAGACGCGCGGGCAGTGGATGAAGGAAGCTCAGACGGCATTCAATAAGTGGGTTCGCGCCCGTGACGCTGGCATGGCCTGCATTTGCTGTGGGCGGCAAAGTTCCGGGGCAGTTCATGGCGGTGATTTTGATGCTGGACACTACCGAAGTCGGGGCAGTGCACCTCATTTGCGCTTTGATGAGCGCAACGTCCATGCACAACTAAAGCAGTGCAACCGATACGACTCTGGGAACGTGGTGGGCTACCGGGTTGGACTGATTGAGCGCATCGGGCTTGAGGCGGTTGAGGCCCTGGAGTCCGATCAGGAGCCGAGGAAGTACACGATAGACGATCTGAAGGCGATTAAACTCGAATACACAGCCAGGGCAAAAAAACTCAAGAAGAAGACGGAATGAACAAGCCACGGATCAAGAAGATATTCGGACTATGGTTTTGCCGCGTGTCAGTGTGCGGTGTTACATTTTTCTATCAGCCTCGCCCTGCAATAGGCATCGGATATACACCAGAGCAGGCTTATCAAGAATGGAAGAAAGCGGAGGCGAGATGAGCAAGCGCATATTTGTACTGGCGCACGAAACTGCCCGCCGACGCGCTCAGGAGGCCGTGTGGAACGCTCAAGATGGCTACCGGGTGGAAATATCCGCACCGACGCGCACAAGTGACCAGAACGCCAAATTTCACGCATTGGTAAGCGATATATCAAAATCGGGCCATATGTGGGGTGGCAAGCCTCGCACGGCTGCGCAATGGAAGGTGTTGCTGGTATCAGGTCACGCAGTCGCCACCAAAGAGGGTAGCGAGATCGTGCCAGGCTTGGAGGGTGAGTTCGTATCGCTTAGAGAATCGACGGCTTTAATGAGTAAGAAACGCGGCGCGAGTCTGATTGAGTACACATTATGTTTTGCCGCCATGAATGGCATCAAAATCAAGGAGGCCGCATGACCGACCAACGAACCGGACGCCCGGTAGGCCAGCGCATCCGCCAGGCCTGCGCAATTGCAGCATCTATCGGGCCATGCACTTACAGACAAATACACGATCAGATGCCCGATATTGCGCTGCAAAACGTCAGCAAATACCTATCACGCGCCGTGGGACTGGGCCTGATGACCGTAGAGCGCGCACCCACGGGCGGCAAGGGCAAGCCGTCCACATTTACGCTGGTGCCGGGCTGGGAGACGCTGGCGGGCCGTCATGCGACGACGCGCCTGGTTGATATCGCGCCGGTGCGACGGGTGCCGGTCTCGCGCTGGGAAGGAGTGTCGAGCGTGTGGGGTATGGCAAAATGACCCGTAAGAATGGGTGCTGGAACCGCGCCCATTTTGTTGAGCGACGCGTCGTACAGGACGGATCATTGACAGATGGCAAGACATTAACCCCAAAGGTAGTGAGCATTGCCAATTTCTCATTTGGGTCGAGGTGCGAATTTACCAAGAGCGCACTTGGCCAGAAGGACGCTGGGTGCGTTGGGTGTAAACACAAGGAGGCTTGATGTTAAGAAAAGGCCAGCCAGTGAAATTTTTGCGCCCGAATAGCTCGATGCAGCTTGTCTACCATGCGATTGGGAACGGGTACAGCACTTACTCAGAAATTCTTAAAGAGACAGGGCTGAAGCCCGGGGCAGTGCGAAGCGCCCTGACGAACCTGACATTTGTAAGCATGATCGAGAAAGACACTGATATTCAGGGGCGCAGGATATATATCCTCCCTGAAGCACTGAAGAAGTCCAGCGGCTGGAGTAATGCGAGTTCCGTCTTTGCCTTTACCAGTAGCTACAATCGTCTTACTCCTTGATGGCATTGCCATCTTTGCCCCTGCCTGATGAGGTGGGGGCATTTTTTAGCGAATACTCTTAGGAACTCGCATGAATCAATCAGACATAGATGCTATCCTCGCGCAAAAGCAAAAAGAGTACCACGATCAGTTTGAGCTGGTGGTGACGCCAGAGGGCTATCAAGCACGCCATAAGATCACCGGGCAGAGCTATCAGGCGCACGATTTGACGTTCGCATCAGAATTTAATCGGTCATGAGTCTTGCTCCTTGATGGCATTGCCATCTTTGCCCCTGCCTGATGAGGTGGGGGCATTTTTTAGCGAATACTCTTAGGAACTCGCATGAAATTTCGCGTGAAACAGGACTTGATCGCTCATGGCTAAGGGCGAAAAATTGGCAGCTTGCGATGCAATGGGCATTGATGAGCTATGTGACAGGATCATCGGCGGCGAAAGTCAAACGGAGATAGCGAGAGATATTAAGGTGAGCGTCGCTACTCTGGTTGGGTGGATTTCCTCTGATCCTGAACGTTCCGCGCGCGCACGCGAGGCCAGAATCGCATCGGCCAGCAGTTTTGCAGATAAAGCGGCGGAAGAACTTCAGTCCGCGAATGACGTATTCGGATTGGCAAAGGCGCGAGAATTGGCGAGCCACTGGCGATGGAGGGCGTCAAAAACCAATCCTCGCGAGTATGGTGACAAGATAGAAATTGATCAGCGAACTACGATCACAGACCTCACAGACGAGCAGTTAGATGAAAAGCTTACTCGACTCCTCGCGCAAGGATAAGCTTGAAATCGTCACTCTGCTCGAAGAAAAGAGTAGGCGCAAGTCTGAAAATCGGCTAAAAGACTACAAACCGTACATCAAGCAAAAGGAATTCCACGCGCAAATTGTGCGTGAGCGTCTATTGATGGCTGGGAATCAGCTTGGCAAGACCGTGGCGGGTGCTTTTGAAATGGCGATGCACCTTACCGGCTTGTATCCAGATTGGTGGGTTGGCCGGAAATTCGATCATCCAATCGCCGCCTGGGCTGGGTCAGTGTCTACCTTGGCGACCCGAGATACAGTGCAGCGGTTGGTTTGCGGAAGGCCCGGAAAAATAGGTACTGGCTCTGTGCCAAAGGCGCTAATCACTGACAAGAAGAACGCGATTGGGACGCCTGACTTGCTGGATCACATAAAAGTAAAGCATGTTTCGGGTGGCGAATCTACCCTTGCTTTCAAGAGCTATGAGCAGGGGCGCGAGAAATGGCAGGGAGAGACACTTGATATTGTTTGGTTCGATGAGGAGCCGGAGCAGGATATATATTCCGAAGGATTAACCCGCACCAACGCAACTGGCGGGATGACCTATATGACATTCACCCCATTACTCGGAATGAGTGACGTTGTGAAGCGGTTTTTGATTGAAAAGACATCAGGCACTGGCGTCACGACAATGACGATTGATGATGCGGAGCATTACACGCAAGAGCAGCGAGATGCAATCATTGCTAGCTACCCGGCTCATGAGAGAGAGGCTCGAACGCGGGGAATTCCGACGCTCGGGAGTGGGCGAATCTTCGCCATCCCGGATGATATGATCGCCATTGACCCGATTGAGATACCCGCACATTGGGTGCAAATTTGCGGAATTGACTTTGGTTGGGATCACCCGAGCGCGGCGGTGCGTCTGGCATGGGACAGGGATGATGATGTTGTTTATGTTACATCCGCACATAGGCAAAGAGAGCAAACCCCTTTGCTTTTTGCGGCGACTGTAAAGCCGTGGGGGGCCTGGCTTCCTTGGGCATGGCCGCATGATGGATTGCAGCACGACAAGGGGTCTGGCGAGACTCTGGCTGACCAGTACCGGGCGCAAGGGCTGAATATGCTGGCAGATAAAGCCACTCACGCACCGAAAGAAACAGAGGCAGAAGGTACTGGTGGAAATGGGGTTGAGGCTGGTCTCATGGATATGTTGGACAGAATGCAAACGGGACGGTTCAAAGTGTTTCGACACTTGAATGACTGGTTTGAGGAGTTCCGCATGTATCACAGGAAAGACGGAAAGGTGGTTAAAACTGATGATGACCTGCTTTCCGCTACGCGATACGCTAACATGATGAAGCGCCACGCTATCACAAAGCCAAAGCCATCACTGCCCATCAAATACAAGACCGGTCGCTACATAGCGTGACCGCAAGGAGGACGACAATGTACACGGAGCGACTACATCTCATTGATGATGGCTTCGGAAATCTTCTAGAGGCATGCGGATCGTGGTATGACGAGCATCCAGAAGCGCTAGTCCCCGCCGGGATGATTCGAGCTAATTATGGGGCGGCGCTTATGTTCGTGTTCGGGCATTGGCATCAAGATAAGAAGGCGCTGCTAGCACGCAAGAAAATTATCTCTTTACCAAGCCCGACAATGCAGCAAACTATTGGATAAGCGCATGAGCAAAATGGATGAGACAGAATTGCTAGAGTTGCTGCGTGCAAAAGAGCAGGCTGCAAGCCACTACATTCATGGCCAGCTCGGCAACGAGCGCGAATCTGCCCTGCGCGAATACTACCGCCAGCCCTACGGCAACGAAGAGGACGGTTGGTCGCAAATTGTCGCATCAGACGTGTCTGATTCTGTGGAGTGGATTCTTCCGGCACTGCTCAAAACCTTCACGGCTACTGACAAGGCGGTCTCGTTTGAACCCAACACCGAGGCCGATGTAGCCGGAGCCGATCAAGCGACAGACGCATGCAATTACGTCTTCTACAAGCAGAATAATGGCTTTCTGGTGCTGTACACGGCACTGAAGGATATGCTGACGGTGAAGAATTGCGCTGTTATGTGGCGCAAGGAAGAGACTGAAACCGTGTCCAGCGTGCCATTCAAGGGGGCAACGGATGAAGTTCTGGCGCTGATGCTGCAAGAGTCTGAGGACAGCGAGATTGAGTCTGCAACGCCTGGGCCTTTGATCGGGCAGGACGGACAGCCGCAGCTTGATGATATGGGCCAGCCAGTCATTGCCTACACCGGGCGCATGAAAAAGACGGAGAAACGATCAATCGTGAAGGTCGAAGCGTTCTCGCCCGAAGACCTGCTGGTTGATCGCGAGTGGACATCGCCACTGTTGGCTGACTGCCCGTATGTCGCCCGACTGATTCGCGTCACCCTGTCAGACTTGAAAATGATGGGCTATGACTGCGATGCCTCAGACTTGCGGGCCAGTGACCACGGGGATATGACAAACCGGCTCACTCGCGTGACCCAACTTGAGAGCACTCATACTGCCGATTTTGGCGAGAGCCCGAGCATTGACGATTCGATGGCGACCGGCTGGCTACGCATGGAGTGGGTGCTAGCCGACTTCGACGGTGATGGCATTGCAGAGAGAATTTGCATCCATCGACTGGAAGAAAAAATCCTCAAGCGTGAGGTCGTTAGTCACGTTCCTATCGCTACGTCCAGCCCGATACTCAACCCGCACCGCTGGGACGGAATGAGCATTGCCGACGCGGTATCAGACCTGCAAAAGCTGCACACTGAGCTATTGCGCCAGACGCTGAACAACCTCTATTTGACCAACAATCCGCGCACAAAGGTGCTGACGGATGCCAATTGG